CCCTCAAAGTGTTTGTATGCTGCTTGTAGTTTTTGAAATTGTAATATTGTTACGTTGCTGAAATTCATTAATTATAAAACAAAGTTGTTTTTATTTTATTGTTGAACTCCTATAAACATCGTCTGTGCCATCTACATAGATTATTATTTCTGTGCCACTTACTAATAATTTAAAAGAATATGTTTGATGCTTTTTAGCCATTACATAAATCCATTTTATCATTTTCCAATATTTTTTATTAAACATATTTTTTTATCTTAAATGATACTTACCATAATTCGGACTAACTATAACATGACTTAGAATATATCTAATAGCATCAACTCCATGATTTAGAAAGTCTATCGGTTCATTTAGTGCCGTTCCGTTCCTATCAGTTTTCCAAACATAACCCCTAAACTCTTTAATTAAATTAGTTGACCTTTTAGTGATGTGTATTCTTTCAAGTGCTTGTATCTTTTGTATTCCATTTATTATTGAGTCCTTACCTTTTACACAGGGTGTAGCATTTATTCCGTATGACCTTAAATCTGCAATACTTTTAGGTTCGGCGCTATCACATACCACTAATCCACCATAAGGCTTTAAAATATCTGCAATCGCTTTGTTGCTTAATTCTTTTTGATAGGCTATCTCGTCTAAGATATATTCATTATTCCACTTATATACCATTACTATTGCAGTCGGGTCATTCGAATAACCAAAATCGCAACCCATACCGATATACTTAGCATCAGTTGGCACGTTGTCTATTTGATGCCAATTAGTAAAGATAGTGCCTTGTACTTGACCCACTTCGCCTAATCCGTAAACACGCCACCAATTCGCCCAATAGTCTGAATACTGAGCCTTATCTCTTGCCTTTTCAATCTCTTGTACTATTGACTTATCAAGTGCCTCATTGTCTTTATAAGTTAGAACTACAAAGTCAGTGTCTTTATCATTTATCAATTCAGTATCTACCCAAAATTCAGCCACAGGATTGTAGTCTAAGTAGATAAACTTACGAGTCCTAATTGCCATTTGATAGTATGCCTCCCACTCAACATTGTTACACTCATTAACGAATAAGACATCACGTCTTGCACCTCTTAACTTAGCTGACATATCAGCACTAAAGAACTCAATGTAACTTCCGTTTGAAAAGGTATAGACTAAACTTGACTTATTAAATCTTGAGTCATCATACATTCCTATCAAATCCATTATCTTAAGGAAGTCTCTTAAAGCACCCCTCCTTAATTGTGGTATTGTTTCAGCAACTATACTTATTTCAGACTTAGGTGTCTTAATAGCATAGTCAATTAGCAAAGGTATTATTGAGAATGTTTTTGAACTTGATGTACCACCCCTTACAACTCTGACACGCTTTTTTAATTTAGCTATTTTAGATTGAGCAGTTGTCTTTTGAAACATTTGTTTAACTTTTAGTTATGTAGTTTTGTATTGAGTCGGGTTCAAATTGCATTTACTTAAACAAACTTTAATTTATTGTTCAATGTTTTCGCTTTTATCTTCAACATTTAAATCAATACCTTTGAATATTGGCTTTTCAATATTGGTGTTTTCGGTTTGTTCTTTCAATCCGTTTAACCTTGCTACTAAATTAGGTGCTTTATATCGCCCCGTTAGTGAGCCACTTATTTGGTCATCTTCCCACTCGTTCCTTATACACGTAACGACGTCCGAAAATTCCTCATACTTATTATCTAAATAGTCCTTAATTGAATAGCCTTTTAACTTAAAAACAAAAGCATGAAAGCCTTGTTTAAGATATGGTTTCCTTACCCTTAGTTCTACTATATCGCCTTTAGGTGTAGCTTGTTCTATTCTATCGGGGTTACTATCTATTACATACTTGTATTGTTCCCATAAGTCCATTAGTTCTTTTGGATTATTCATATTGCGTGGTCTCCCTAATTTCATAATATTGTTTTGCAAATTCTTGAGCAGCCTTTAAATCTTTAAAGCATTGGTCTACAATACCTTTTTTAAAGACTCTAAATGTTGTTCTATTCTTATGAACATATTGCCCTAAGTTATGACCTGTTCCACTCATTTTAAATCTATGTACTTGGTTTTCTGAATTAGTTGCCCACTCAAGATTACTTAGTATATTGTTTTGACTATTATTATCAATGTGGTTTATCTGAGGTTTATTACTTGGATTGTCTATAAAGTGAATACCTACTAATCTATGAATATAATATTGTTTTCTTTGTATAGATACTCTATTATATTTTTTACCACAATGAGTTGTTATTGTAGTTTGTTTTAAATATATTGGGTTATCTAATAATTCATTACTACAAGTTTTTTTATAAGATATTACTTCTCCATGATTAGATACCATATACCCATCATGCCCTTTTATATTGCACCATAGTTTTTCAAATTGTTTTACTTTACTTTTCATTTTCTATTTCAATTAATTTATTCAGATACCAATTCGCTTTCTTTAAATCTTCCACCCCGTTTTTATCCTGATACCTATCTAAGTACTTTAAGATGTTTCCTTTTAGATAACCTTTGAACTCACATAGGGACAAGTTGTCCCCAATACGCTCTATTGTTTCTTTAGGTAGCCTCTTATAGTGTGACGGGTTTATGTTGTCTTTAGTTTCCATCCGTATTTATTTAATTGTTCTTGAAGTCAAAAAGGTAAATCATCTACTTTTTCGCTATCACTTACTTGACTTCTTGAGTCAGTTGGTTTAACGTAGGTGTCAAGTTCAAGATAGTGAGTTGGTTTACCCTCTTGTTTGTTTTGCTTTTCTTTTAGATTGCAATTTACCCACTCTTTGCCCTCCATAGCTTTGTTAAGTTCTTGTAGGTCTTTTTTTGAAAAACTAATCTTTAGCATTTTGCCAAATTTAGTTTCGATTACTTTAGCGTTTCCGCAATAAATTTTTTCACTCATTATTTTGTTGTTTTTATATTTTGTTGTGGTGTATTATCACTTACCTGTTTAGGCTTCTCTTTTGGTTTGTCTTTCGTTATTTCAATGTTAATGTAAAACATCACTTCATCGTTAATTCTTCGTCATTTAAAGCAAAGTATAAGTTCTGTAATTGGTGGACATAATCAATAGTTTTGTATGAGCATTCTCCTACTTCAGTTTCAAATTTGTCATCAATTTTTCTCATATAAAAACCATCTAATCCATACCATCTTTGATTGTGATTTAATTTAAATCCAAACTTCAACAACCATTCTTCTGTTAGTTGGATAGGCTCAAGTTCTTTTATTTTCTTAACACTATTATCGTTATCAAATTTAAAATATAATTGCGTTTTTAAAATCCCAACTATTGTTACCTTTTGAGTTTCCCATGTTGGATTATTTGGCAATGGATTATAAAATCTATAATTCATATAATTCCCTAATCTTAATTCGTTTTCCATATTGCAAATATAATATTTAATTTTTATTTAACAAACTATTTATTATCTGACATCGAATATCGTATGACTTTTGCATAGTATATGCCTTTGCATAATCTTGAAGTCCTAAAGCGTATTCATTTCTTTGGTGTTCACTTCTAATTAGTAGTTCAATAGCTTTCCTCCACTCTTTCGCCCCATTCACTCTGATGCCTTGATAAGGTTTAATGTCGCTATAAGTTCCACCATTAGTTATTATCGGGATTGCTGATGCTGCACTTTCTAATAACTTTAAATTAGATTTGCATGATGTGTAAAGGTCGTCATAGCTTGGAAGTAATGCGAAATCAATTAGTCCATACATATCCATGTAGTCGTCTACTTCTACCGCCTCAAATACTTTTACTTCGTGTTGCCAATTACCACTCCATATTCTTTGTAAATGTTCCCAATACTCAGGTACAAAACCACTCGCTCCTCCTAATACTCTTGATGCTTTATACTTATGAAATAAAGGTATCGCTAAAAGCCTATGGTCTAAGTGATGGCTAAGCGTTCCTATCCACCCAAATGATAACTCATGTTCAACTTGAGTCGGTCCTGTCGTTATTGCATTGTGAACTAAGATTGATTGAATATTGAATTGTCTGTATAACTCATCTCTTAATCGTTTACTTGCGGTTGTTACTATGTCAGCATTTCTAAGGTGTGACAAAATGTTACGGGTTATATCTAACTCATTAGGTTGTCGGTTTAAATGCCATTCGGGGCGTTCTATCCAATCGTCTATATCTACCCAAACCTTAGAACCTTTGATTTGTAGTTCTTTGATTGACTCTAAAGATTGATGTACGCCCCTAACGTTGTAAACTATTATATCTTCAGGTTCAGTAACCTCAGCAACAAACTCAGCCTTAAAATATCTGAATGGGTTAAATAGTCGGTGGTAATTAACTCCCTGTGAATGTCCAATTATTATTTTCATTAATATATTTCGTAAGTGTTTTGGTCTATTCTTTTATTCTCTACTCGGTAATTTCCATTTTCTCTTACTATAACTCTCGCAAACCCAAGATTATGTTTGCAATTAAACGGGTCATAATCGGGTGCTAAAGTACATAAACAACCGATTGAGTAAGTAGTATTTAAGTCGCCTTGTAAATTACTTTCACTATGTTCTGAGGTCGTGTGACAATGTCCGATTAACATTGAACCTTTAATCTTATTATAAACGCCCTTTGCAGGATTAACAGGACTAAAGAAACCTTTTACTATCATATGCCCATGTGTTATTGGAAGTTTCCCTGCCATTAAAACACTTGTTTGATTTACCCAAATGATACCTTTTTCTCTTAGTTTAAGTCTTGCACTTAGTGTATAATATTGGTCGTTAAATAATA